AATCTCTGTCTTGTTAACGTAGATGTCACCCTGCGCCTGACCCCTGCGGTACTCAGCCTGCACTGCCGCACTGAACGCGCCTTGCTCGAGGGCGGCATCTCGGATGATTTGCAGATCTCTCAGGTGGCGCTGGTATTCCACGCCGTACTTCTGATCAAGCTCCTGCCGATACTCTCGGATGGCTCTGCACACATGGGGAGAAATGCGGGGGTTGGTTAGCTCAGAAGCGCGGACATGAGCAGACTTCTCAGGGTAGCCCGCATTGATGGCCGCTTCCCGCATAGTGATCTGCCCGTCCTTCGCTACAAGCTCACGTACAAACAGTTCCTGCCTGCGGGTCAAACGCTTCTCTGCCAAAGGGGGTCGGTTCGTCTGCTGACGCTTTGCTTCCGGCAAAGCCGCCGCTTTGGTGTCCAAAACATTGGCGTATCTGTTCTTGGCCATGGGGCCTCCGTATCCGAGTAAGTTGCGATAACCTAGCTTAAAAAGCCCGATCTATATAGTATTTCTACAGAAAAACAAAAATATTTTTTTCAAAACCCAGAGCCCTATATGAAATAAGCTTGATTAAGCGCTCTCGAAATCAAAAATGTAACCAACGGGACCCTGACGGGACCTCAAAAACCTAGTGTTCACGCGGCCTCCCGAGCCGCGTCCCGCCGGTCCCGCCGGTCCCGCCATTTTTCAATTTTATTTTTTATTTTTTTATTTCTCTGGAAAAACACTATATAAAAAGGCGTTTTAAAAGTTCGTAATATTTCCGAGCTTCGGCTATTTCATTTTCTTCCACCAGCCGCTTGATCTCTCTGACTATCATCCTCTGCTTCAGCCGCCGCTCCTTCCAACGCTTCTGTGCCGCGGACGCTGACCTGTGAAGCAAGAGCCGTTCTTCGCGCACCTCCTCCAGACTCTTTTCTTTGGTGGCCCTGATAAGGCCCGCCTCGAGGCCCCGTGGCCCGTGTTCCGTGGCGTCATCTTCTTTCCGCCTGATCCACCGCCCCTGCTCGGGCATACGTGGTCTGATGTTCAGTTCTTCGGGTCGTTTGTATTTTCTTTTATGTGGACGGCCCGTTGTCCGTTTTTTCCTCAGACCATCATCTTCAAACAGACGCTTGCGTTGGATGTACCTGCCACGGTTGTCGTGGGTGTCGTATTTACGTGGATCGTTGCAGTCCACCAGTTCCCCGTAGCTGTAGATCAAGTCTCTACTGGGCTCAAAGTTTTCCAGACAGGGGGTATCGTAGTCGTAGGTGCATTCGTTGTTGAGGCGAACCAGTTCATCGACATATTTATCTGGAAGTTTAAGTACGCGTGGCTTACGGCGTTTTAACGGACGATACTTTTGGGGACGCGGGATGTATTTATTTCCAGCCCACATCCCATCAGTAATAAGATGACGATATTTTTTAAAATCACTCATAAGCGCCATATTCGGTCAGGATCACATGACAGCCGTCACGTATTCCGTCTTCGGCACAATCCCATAAAAGGTAACCGTCATAACCTTGGCTGAGTAGGATTTTCCAAGCGAGTAGAGCATCTGTGTCGCTCCCCCCACGGCCATTACCTATCCAATACATGTACCAGCCGTCTTTACCTTCTCGGGGTATGTCTGCGTCGTAGGCCATCTCACCTTCGGAAGACCGTAGAACTTCAAAACGATCTCGTTGTTCCCAGAAAAAAGCGGCTGTGCTGGTGTGCGACAGAAACTTAAAATCATCCATGTCGAAGGACAGGGTGCACCTGTCGGTTTCTTCAAGGACTTTGAGCAGTACGGTAGCTTCCATTGTTTTATCCTCGCTTACTGGTCATGGGGCGCATGTATCTTTCTTCGGCAAGTTGCACACGTTTCTTAGAACCGTCTGCCCACATGATCTCCATCCACTTGCGGCCTCGCTTCAAGATAGCCGCGGCCCGTTGTCCGTTATCCGTGTGGTATAGCACGGGTTCCCAGCCTCTGTTGAGGGCTTTTCGATAAGTCAGTTTCATAGTTTTCTCCTAGTAGCCATAAAACATTTTACCACGCTTTACTCTCATACGTCAAATGGTAGAAAAGCTGTGCCCTAGTCTTTACGAGCATTCAATATGAAAAACTAAGCTCCCGCGCCTCGTATTAATACATTTTTTGTAAAGATCACCAAACAACAAAAAACGCACAGACTAGGTGTTGCAACCGACTACAGCCAAAACCGGCTGGGCGTGGGACAAAGAATCAAAACCCACTGGGACAAGGCTTACTGTGCGAGTGTAACCCTGTCCTACCCAAGAGGAGTGCGAGAGCCCATTAGCAATTTACAGAGGATTACTCTCATAGTCAAATGATAGAAAAACGGAAAGGGTTGCGTTTTCGTTTTCTATCGAAACTTGCGTTGGATGTATTTGAAGGCGCTGTAGATGGTCAGCACGTAGAAGGCTATGACGGTCATAGGTATGGAGATGTAGGCCAGTTCCCATGGGGACAGGAACAGAAGCTCCCACGTGAAGTGGATGGCGGACTCTACGTCTCCCATGGGGCCTACGTCATAGGCTATGTCGTTTTCGTCTAGCAGGAACTGGAGGTCGTCCCATTCTTCTGAGGTGTAGCACCGGACGTAGTCTTCCGGACAGGGTTGCATCAATGGAGCATGGACCCGTGGGCCGAGTTCACATAATCCTCATGCTTCTCGAGGAGGTAGTCGGTGTAGATTTCAAAGCCCATGTGGCACAGCCCGGCAAAGAACTCCTGCTCGCTTTCGGCGGACAGGATTTTCATCATGCTCTTACAGGTTTCATCCCCCAGCCATGAGTCATTTGTTGTTTCATTTATGACAAAGTCGAGGAAAGCCTGATCGTCTTCCAATAACTGGGCAATCTCTCGACGTTGGTTAGTGGTCACTAACTTCTTATCGCTCATCTAAACCTGTTGCCTAGCAAGGCTTTGGACCTCTCGAGGCAACGATTGTAAGACTTACAGCAATGATTGTCTGCCCGTGGCGTCAGTAGCGTGTCGAGTATTCTGCGGAGGATTCTCCAAAAACAACTTTCAGTGGTCCGGAAAGCGCGGCTGGATATTGTTTCCGCAGGGTTTCCGCCAAATAAAATGTTTAGCGCAATAGACAGACCGTCAATCACGTCAACGACATAAACTTTTGCTCGTTTTAGCTTCAAGTTTTTCAGCATCTTCTTTATCCGAGGGTAATGGTCAGGGTGTAAAGCTGAAACGTCTATGATAATTGTGGTTTCTCTCACCCAGTTATGCCTACCAAGCTCATAATCAAAAGGATACCACCAAGGATGGCGTACTCTTTCCATGTCATGGGCTTAAATTTCTCGGGCTTTGCTTCGTTGTCCGTGGTCCCTGACGCTTCGACGCCGCCCACTGTAACCCAAGCCTCGTTCTCTGGTGTATTCGGGTCATCTGCCACAAACTGACCGGTCTTGGTTCTTGCTCGCTTTTTAGCCATCACGCTCTCCTGTATCGGTGTACGATGGTTCTCATAAACTAACATATATGCAGAAGCCGCGCAAAAAAAACCCGGCTCTGGGGCCGGGTCGGGATCATCATTTTGCAGTCACTTTGGAGAAAACTATGGTTAATCCCTAATTAGCTCTTAGGAGTCCTACGGCGTCCCATGAGAATCACCGTAGACGGCCAACCTATCACTCAGGTCGGATGATTTCAAGAACCTCCATGGTCGCCTCTGACAAAGGCGTAATGGACAGATCTTTTTGAATAGCTATGGGCTGTTTAAGACGGTTAGCGGTTTGCTGTCCGGCTTGTATTGAAATCAGCACGTCTTCAATTTCTTCTTGGGTTATTAATATCTTTTGCATTATGTTCCCGCTCCGCTTCACCTTTAGCTTGGAGCAATTGTTGCCAGACTTCCAGCTTATCGAACTGATCCTTGGACACCGTACCGTTTGCAAAGTCCTCTTCAAACTTTTTCAAAGCTTTATCGAACTCTTGCTGAATGGTCATATGCTGAAGCTCTTGGAACTCAAAGGGGTGTCGTTCTCTTTCTTGAACGTGTCCACCTGCTCAGAGATGTACTCCTGATCACGATTGGACAGATTCTGCATCTTCCACTGCTCAATGATGTAGCGCAGTTGTCCGCTAATCGTGCGGCCTTCGACGCGGGCAATGACCACCACTTCCTCGTACACGTCTCGAGGTAACAAAGTGGATTTCCATTTGGTTGTATCCATTTGATTCTCCTAGATATTACCAAGTTTTCTGTGGTGAGCTACACACATTTTGTGTTGCTCAAGAACTAAAGATTTGTTTTGCCCGTGATACGGGATGGCTAGTCGTTCTGCCACCATGAAGTCGTTTAACGAATCAAAGTCGCCGTCTATTACAACCGTGGCCAATACCCTGCCAAATTTACCTTTGGAATCTAATGAGGTCTTGATGGTCACTTCTGTACCAACGGGCAACAAATTTCGCACAAATTGTTTGGCAAACCTGCCCAGTGCTTTGAGATCTTCAGTGCCCCCGCGGACCCTGCGCGTCTCCGCAGTATCGATCCCGTACAGGCGGACGCTCATTTTGAGGGACACGTCAAATCCCAACCGGACGTTTAGAGACAGGCTGTCCCCGTCAATGACGCGTAACACTTCGGCGCGGTAGCAGTAGAGTTCCATGCTATACGATTCTACGCATAGTTATAAGATTAATCAAGCTCTTCACCCTCACCCCAACTTGGCCCGTAGTCCACGTCACATTTGTTGGGAACCTGTAGCGGCACGGCGTTTTGCATGATGTCGGCAAGCTCGCGGGCGTGGTCTTCGCTCTCGACTGAGAAGGCCAGTTCGTCATGCACTTGGAGCATGGGCACGTGCCCTGCTTCACACACGTCCACCATGGCCTGCTTGGTCATGTCCGCGGCAGACGCTTGGATCAGGCGGTTTAGGGCTTTGTAGGTGTAGGCCCGTCGTAGTCTGGTCGTTGGTCCGTGAGCCGCGATGGCTTCTTCTCGAGGCAGGGCTTTGTGCATTTCAAACGCGTCAGGCTCCCAGAGGTCGAAGCGGCATTTTCTACCGCGCAGGGACCGTACACTACCGGATGACCGCGGGTCCTCCAGCTTCTTCTGTACGCCTTTCATGAGTCCTTTTACGAAGGGGACGCGCTTGTGGTACTGCTGGGTCAGGGCTTTGGCTTCGTCTACGCTGACATCCAGTTGATCTGACAATTTATTGACACCCATCCCATACATCATTCCGAGGTTAATGACCTTGGCTTGTTTACGGGGGATGCGGGCCATGTCGCTGACCATGGTGTGGAAATCCATGTTGGGGTCGTTACGGTACGCATTCACAAAAGCCTCGACGCCCTCTAACGGCATACCCTTGTAATCGCCGTAGTTCTTGGCGAAGTGCACCAAGATCCGCGGCTCTTGTTGCGAGAAGTCTATTGCCGCCCACTGCTGGCCTTCTTCTGGTAGAAACAGCGAACGGATCATGGGACCTAGCTCTGGATCGCGGGCCGGTATCTGTTGCAGGTTGGGCGAGTTCATGGAGATGCGGCCTGAGACGGTGCCTCCGTCATCAGACCGTAGCTGGTTGATGTGGCTATGAATCCTGCCGTTGTGTACGTATTTCAGGATGCCATCGATAAACGAGCCGCTGGTCTTGTTGAGGTTGCGGGCTTTGACGATCCACTTGGCGAGGTCGTGGTTATGTTCCGACAGGAACGATTTGGTGAAGCTGGGTGCCCCCTTTTCTGTACTGGGGTACGGAATGCTCAGTTTGTCGAAAGCCTTGGAGATAGATTGCGCGGCCCAGATTTCTACATCCGTGCCTGCCAGCGCCTTGATTTGCTTGAGAGCTTCTTTCTCTTGCTTGATCAGCACTTGCTTGGTCCGTTCAGCGCGGTCCAAGTCCACCCGTATACCGCGTTTGGTCATCTCGACAAGATGCGGGAGCAGGCGAATCTCTAAATTCCACACGTCCCACAGGTCTTCACGGTTCAGCAGGGTTTTGAAGTGATTCCATAGCTCCAGCGTAATCTCTGCGTCTGTTTCGGCATACGGCCCTACGTACATGGCAGGGAGCTTCCACATCTCGCCCTTGGGGTCCACGCCAAACTCCTTTGCGGCCTCTACCAACGTCTTCTCAGACTTCGTCTTGCCGAGGTAGTCGTAGCACAGGGCATTCAGGCTGTAGCTGAAGCGGTTTTCGTCAATCAAGCTGGCGGTGATCATGGTATCGATCACGCGGCCTTTAACCTCAAAGCCCTCTGCACGTAGCCAGCCGAGATCGTACTGGGCGTTGTGCATGATCTTGTCGGCAGGGCACTCGAAAACTTTTTTGAGCCATTTGCTGACAATACGCTTGTCTAGGTTGCCGCCGCCTGCGTGGCCCACAGGGATGTAGCATTTCCAGCCGCCTACCGCTATTGCATAGCCCACCACCTCGCCGTCCTTCGTTGGCCAGCCCGGTCCTTTCTGCTTGAGGTTCGGGTCGCGTGTTTCAACGTCTATCGCTATTTCGTCGGCGTCAAAGATATCCGGTAGCTCTACTGGGGGCACCCAATCGGATTTGGGCGGGAACATGGCCATCTGTAGCTTTGTCATGCCACTTTCCTCTCTCGCAGAATGGCTTTTTCAAAGTGGCCGCAAGCTCTACACCACCACCCCACACGCTTGTTTTCTGAAGCAAGAATGATCTCTTCAGCTTTGTTCTTGCACTTGGAGCACTGGGTGTGACTCATTTCGGTTTCCTTTTTCATAACGCATAGGCCCTTAGATAGTCGTCCGGTTCAAGGATGTAGAGGTTTTTCAATGTGCGGGTGACCCCCACGTAGAAAACGCGGTGTAGATCATCGCCACTTTCTTCCATGGCGGCGGCAGTAAGATCGGGCAGGATCACTACGTTTTCTGCTTCGCCGCCCTTTGTGCCGTGAATCGTGGACAATCGGATGCGAGGTTTGGCGTTGAACTTCTCGCCACGTCGTAGGAGAGCCGTTATGTAGGCCCTGTCGGCATCTGGAATGCGGTCCATGGCCTCATGCCAGATCATTTGGTCAGTGGCCAGTAAGCCATAATGATCTTGCAGTTGCTTGAGGTCGAACATGTCTTCGTCGTCTGCGGCTATGTTTTTGTGACCACGTTTTATCCGTGCACCATTTCCGGTCATGTAGCCGTAGATTGCTTGCACTGCACCAAAAGGGATCGCCTTACCTTTCCGCATGGTTTCCCAGCCGTTAATGGCCAACGACATTTTTTCGGGGATGGAACGCGCACCATTTTGTCGCTCAAACAAATATCCGCCATTTTTTATTTCTTGCTCTATTTCTCTAAGCATGTATCGAGCTTGGGCCATAATGAGCCAACTACCCTCGGACATGTCTATTGTCCTGATATCAGGCACACGAAATATCTGTCCCTGCTCTTTTTTGGGGCGGTAGACCTTTGGGAAACGGTTTTGTATGCGAGAAGCGATTTTCTCTGCTAAAACGTGAACTACTTCGGGAACACGGTAACTTTGCTCTAAAACTTCGGCATCACCGGACAAGTTAATAAAGTGATCAACGTCCGCCCCAGCCCAGCGATAAATAGCCTGATCGTCGTCGCCTGCCACGTACATCCGCTCGGACTTTTCATCCAGCTTATGAGCAATGTCCCACTGCAAGGGCGATAAATCCTGCGCCTCATCCAGAAAGCATATCTTCAGCGGGGGCATCAGATGGTCGGCCTCGTTGGCAAAACGCATGATCAAGTCTGTAAAGTCCATCAAGCCAAAAGTGCTTTTGTAGTTGGCATAAGAGTCCGCTACATACTTCACCTCCACCCACGTAAAGTTGACGTTGGAGTGGTTGTACTCATGCTCCAGCGCGGTTTTCTTGGTCTTTGACAAGTTAATGAGTTGCAAGATGGGGTGATCTGTAGCTTTAAACGACACATCTTCGTCATCGCTGGCCGAGCTACTTAGGTTAAAACCTATGGCTTGGGACAACTCTTTGTAATTCTGCGAACCCATTAACTCAGTCTCCTTGACGCCCATCAGCCGATATGCGAGAGAGTGAATGGTGCGGAAATACGGCAGGTCCTTATCAGGGTCCAAGTCAAACCGCTTGGCGGCACGTTCTTTAGCCTCTGTCGCCGCCTTACGGGTAAACGCAAAGAAGCCCACCTGTGAGGACGGGATGCCTTTGTCGAGGGTTTGTTCCACCATGTTCAGCAACGTAGTGGTCTTGCCGGTGCCGGGCGGCCCGAATATCCGGAACATTAGAACGGGTCCGGGGTCCGTGGTTCAAAGCTTTTGGACTCTGGTCCTCCAATAGGAGACTCTGGCAACGGTACGCGCCACACACGTATGGCTTTGCCCTTAATTTTTAACTGCACAGCCTCGCCATTGATATCCCGCAGGCGCTGGGCCACTTTGTGAGTCTTGAACTCGCTGAACCGGTTTTTACGCAGGAAGCCTTCAAAGTCCTTGAGCCGGAAATGAACGGCCTCACCTTCTTCATCCACCCATGGACGGCGGAGCAGGATTTCTTCTTTGTCTTCGGCTTTTTGTGTAGAAGTGCAGAACTCGTCCAAGAACTCGTAAAACTGTCCATTAATGCTGGCGTCTTCGCTCACCTCCATGATGGCCCCGTCTGTTTCAGCCATTTCCTTCATAAGCTGGTTAATGCGGCCCTCCCACCCGCGACGGGGCATGGTCTGCGGCATGAAGTTAAGTTGTTCAATACAGGCTTTCTGAAAGACGGTCTGGTTCTGGAGCGCGTCCGTGTCTAGTTCCAGCGGTACACCGTTCACGTCTAGGAACCATACGGGCGGGATGGAGTTGTATTTGCGTAGGTTTGCTACGGCCATATCGCTGACAGCCGCCCCGATACCAAATTTGCGGGTCTGGCATAGCTCACGGTTGCAGTACGGCTGAATAGGGGGCTCATTGCACCGGTAGGCGTAGTCCTTCTTTTCTAACTGTTTGACCACAATATTGACCTCATTTAGAGGTAACGGCGGGTCGATGTAACTCATGTTGTGGTGCAGGATTTCGTCCTGCCACGTATCTGCGTAGGCTTTACGTAAGTAAACACCTATTGAAAAGAGTCCGTTGTTGCGTCCTCCTTCACTAATTTTTTGGGAGCATAAGGTTTGGAGACAGGGCGGACCGTCCACAATCGCTGTTCCTTCGACGGTGGCCTGCGTGAGTGCTTGTATTTGCTCTGGGGTCTGGACGTGCGCGGCATGTAAGCCAAAGAACTCCTGCAATGTCGCGGCGGACCCATCATCGTTAAAGGCGTAGCGCAACCCCTCTTCCGCATTGAAATACGGCATATTGAGGAAGTTACCGATATCGCCTCGGTCTAGGAAAAGTTTGATTTGCTTCGGAAATATTTCGCTACTGCCGTAGCCCAGCCCACTAGCTAAGTGCTGAAGTGTGGACTGCATGGTCTTGGCAGGCACCCAATCGGTGCAGAAGATGAAGCAGTGTGCGCCCCCGCTTTTGGACCGACAGACTACCAGAGGAATCTTGGCGTGGCGAATTCGCTCCACCAACTTTGCATGGTCTAGTGGGTATTCATCAATATCGATGCAACCCCAAATGCACTTGTCGTCTTCATTAATCGGGATGATCCCGATCCCTGCCCCTTCTCCAGCCAGATGTTGCTGAAAATGCTCCGTGGTGCGTGGCTCGCGAATAACTCGCGCTTTACCTTGTGATTTGCCGTTAGAGCTTGTTCTGTCGATTTCAAACGTGCCGTAGGCTTGTTTGAGGCCATCAAATATGGCCGAGAAACGATCTGCATCAGACATTTTTTATTCGCCAAAGTAAGGGGGCCGAAGCCCCCGTTTTCCTTAAAAGGGTGCGTCTTCTCCTGCACCCGCGCCATCGTCGGTGTGTTTGACTTCAACCTCACCGCGCATAATGGATTCGGAAAACTCTTTGGCTTGCTTGTAGTGTGCACCGTTTTCGACGACACCTTCCAAGCTGATGTCCCAGCCGTGCCAGCTACCCTTGCTGTTCTCTTCAGAGACAGTCTTGAGCAGATAGATGTGACTGAAACGAGGTGGTGTGAACGGCCCGTTCTTGCCCACCAAAGTCCGCTGAGCAATCGTGGAGTTCCACCTACGGCTTTTCTTCAACTGCGTAGACTTCATGGGAATCAGAGCAGTCGTAGTCGTGCCGTCCTCTTCGAGAATGACGACGAAGTGCTGGTGCGTCTCCTCGAGGTAGGTGCCGTTACCGCCGACAACATAGTCTTTGTTGTCGTTCGGGTCCCGCTCGACTTTCGGCAAAGTCTCCTCCGGCGTGTAGATGTTCACAGGAGCGCCACTGCCAGTGCCCCGAGGAGCCCACTCAATAAAGCGCCGCTGATAAGCTGAAGGTATGACACGAATACCTGTCTTACCAGAATAGACCGTATTCGATACGGTATTGAGGATATCGCCTGCTTTCGCGTCGTCCAGATCATCCAGCACTGGGTCCTGACGGCTAAGAAGCTTGAGGAAAGGTAACGCCAGATCGTCTTGGCCCAAGTTTTCAAGGCCAAGATTGGCGTC